GATGGCTCAGACTTCGGCGAGTGCGAAGCGGGCTTATGTTGAGCGGCTGGCGAAGAGGTTTGGTGTAAGGATAAGGGTTGTGACTGATGTGACGGAGCTGAAGCATGATGATGAGGCTCGGCAGGAGGCTTTGCGCAAGAATAAGGGTATATATGATGTGAGCAGTAGGGAGATTGTTGTGGTGTTGCCAAACCACAGGGATGTTGCAGATGTGGCTGCGACGGTGTTTCATGAGGCTGTGGGGCACTATGGTTTGCGTGAGTTGGTTGGTGAGGAGCGCTATGATGGTTTCTGCGATGAGGTGTATGGTCATTTGACGGATGCTTTGAAGGCTGAGGTTGATGGGGATGCTACTCGTAGGTTTATGCGTAGGCCTGAGCGGGGCTATGAGGCTGCTCGCAGGGAGGCTGTCGATGAGTTGTTTGGTCGATTGAGTGAGAAGGGTTTTGACGATTTCACTAAGGCTGAGCGGAGCATTTGGCGGAGGCTGAAGGAGAAGGTGCTGGAGGCGATCAATAAGTTTTTAGGGACGATGAGGTTGCCTAAGTGGGTGAAGCTTGGTGACGATGAGTTGCGCTATATGCTATGGCGTAGTCATGAGCGTTTGACTGGCAATGGCGGTGTTGTAGAGACGGCGCGTGATATTGCTAAGCGTGGTGAGCTTGGTCTGAGCGATGAGTTGCGTTCGCGCGATGGCGAGGAGGCTGCACGCGAGGCTGAGGAGTCGAAGGATGGCATGTCGGTAAAGGATAGGGCTTTGAAGTTGTCGATGATGATGGCTAAGCGTCACCGTGATGATGTTGATGCGAGGGAGGCTGCTGTAGGGTTGCTGTCGGCGCGAGTCGAGGATTTGCGTAAGGCGATGCGCTATCAGGGGAATTATGACCATGATACGGTAGAGTCGCTGAAGAATGTGGCGATGATATTGATGGAGAGTGGTGATTTCACGCCTACGACTAATGGTGAGGTGAAGCGTTTGCTGTCGATATTGGAGAAGGGTATCGGGCACCGGTATAAGGATAAGGATGGTGTGGAGCATACGGTGGCTTCGGATGAGGATTACAATAAGGCTGCGCGAGGGTTGTTGGATATGTTTATCGACAATCAGGTAAGGCAGTCGTCGGAGTTCTTGAATAGGATGATGACGATGAAGGCGAGTCGTGTGAATGCCGGTGGCGTGGAGGTTGCCGGCAAGTTGGATGCGCGAGGCCAGGTGGCGGTGAAGGCTATGCGCGACTATATGGGTCGGCAAGCTGATGCTCTGTTGCGCAGGATAGATGTGTTGCAGGATAGGATTGATGAGGCTGAGGCGCGAGGATGGAATAAGGAGCTTTGGGAGGCAGAGATGCAGGGGCTGCTGTATGCTAAGCGTTATCAGGATGAGGTTATGGCGTTGTCGGAGCAGGAGCGTCAGATGCGTGACGACTTGAAGGATATGGCTAAGGGTTGGGATGCGAAGATGCCGAAGGAGGCGAAGGATGCGTATTCTCAGCAGAAGGCTGCGATTGAGGAGAGCATAAGGATGAAGCGGATGGAGCGGGCTGATGCGATGAGGGCGTTGGCTGCTGCAATCGGGTCGGATGTGCACGAGTCGGCTGAGCGATTGAAGGCGTTTAGGGATAAGGAGCGTGAGCGTGTGGAGAATATTCACCACATGGCGAATAGCGATATGCAGGGACGCCGATTGAGCGAGAATGCTGTAAGCAGCAAGTGGACGAATAATGGAGCATGGCGTTTGGTGTCGGCTCCGCTGGGTACGTTTGAGCAGATGATGAGGATGTTTGGCAGCAAGAGTGTTGACGGGCGTGGGTATCTGTTTAATCACTATGTTGAGGGATGGCAACGCTGTCGCGACAAGGAGTGGATAGAGACTCAGAAGAGTGAGGCGATAATGGACGCGAAGGCTTCTGAGATATTGGGGCGCAATAAGCGCTGGAGCGATATGTATGATTTGTCGCAGAAGAAGGCGGGCACTTGTCGATGGTTTGACGGAGACGGGATGAAGGAGCACGATGTGACGCAGGGGAATTTGATGTATGTCTACATGGTTAATAAGATGGAGGACGGTCGAGTGAAGCTGCGCAGGATGGGTATCACTGAGGAGAATATGGCAGAGATTGAGGGTCGTTTGGACTCGAGGTTGAAGGCTGTTGCGGATTGGTTGCAGGAGGAGTATCTGCCTGATTTGCGACAGAAGTATAATGAGACTCATGTGAGGATGTTTGGTGCGCCGATGGCGGCTATAGACAGTTATTTCCCTCTGAGGATATTGTCGGGGTCGAGGATGCAGAATATTGAGATAAACGAGGCTAAGGGCCCGGACGGGCAGGCTATGCCGAAGACTATGACGGGGGCGATAATCAAGCGTGTGTATAACAACAATTCGGTGGATATAATGGGGTCGGACGCGGTGTCGGTAGCGCTGGAACATGTCAGGGAGATGGAGACATGGAATGCGTTTGCGGAGTATCGTAGGGACTTGGGTACGCTGTTGTCGTATAAGTCGTTTAGGAATAAGGTAAGGAATATGCGGAGTGTCTATGGTTCGGGCGATAAGCTGTGGAAGCAATTTTGGAATTTGTCGTTGCTTGTGGGCGGTGCATACGAGCCGAAGATAAGTGAGGCTGACACGGCATTGGTGAAGTTGACGAAGCAGGCGACGGGGGCATGTATAGCGCTGAGGATAAACACGGCGATTAAGCAGTTGTTGTCGATGCCGGCGTTTGCGTCGGAGACGAGTGCGATAGAGTTTGGCAAGTCGATACTTCGGCCTAAGGGCGATTGGGTGTGGGCGATGAAGAATTTGCCTGGGTTTGAGCGTCGATGGAAGGGGCGTCTGGGTGGCAATGAGGTGTTGCGCGGATGGCAAGATGATTGGAATATGCCGAAGGCTGTGAAGTATTTGCAGCGTATGGGTATCACGCCGAATGCGTTTGTGGATGCGGCGACGGTGGCTATAGGTTGTAGAGCTGTATATAACAGCCGCTACAAGCGTTATGTGAAGATGGGATTTGACCAGCAGAAGGCGGATGAGAAGGCAAAGATGGACGCGGAGATAGCGTTTAATTTGTCGCAACAGTCGTCGGAACTCCCCTATTTGTCGCTGCTGCAAAATCAGCGTACGTTCTTGACGACGATGGTGACGAACTTCAGGAACTCGCCTATGAGCTATACTCGCCAGTTTGTGCAAGCTACCAGGGAGCTGTATAATATGCGCAAGTATGGGGAGCAGATGGAGTATGGCACGAAGAAGTTGATGAGAGAGGGGCTGACGGAGGAGCAGGCCCGTAAGGCGACGAAGGAGGCCTACAGGCGTAATTGGGCACGCAATGCTGTGAAGTTGGCTACGTATGGTGTGATATTGCCGGGTTTGTGGGCGCTTGGCACGGCGGGGCTGTGGTACATGATGCTTGGCAATGACAAGAAGAAGAAGGATGAGATGATAGCTGACGCGATGAAGCGTGGGACTCTGGGCTTTTTTGAAGGCTTTGTTGGTGGTGGCACTGTGCCTGATGTGGTATATCAGCTGCTACAAGGAGAGGACTTCACGGTAAGGGAGGAGTCGTCGCCGGGTGTAGAGTTGGCCTTCGATATTATCAATTCGATAACGTCGAATAAGCGGGTGCTGACGCTGACAGAGATTGTGAATGATTTGACTGCGATGGGTGTGGGTGTGAATCCGCAGGTGTTGGAGGACATTGTGGTGGCAACGTGGGATTTAGCGGACGGCGATAAGTCGAAGCGAGATTTTGCGATAGCGCTGATGACGGCGTTGAATGTGCCACAGAGCCAGATAGATATGGTGATGTTTGACGAGCTTGGTGTTGACCCGACGCAGTTGCAGAAGCTGACGCCGGCGCAATTGGCGGAGCGCTATGCGACATATAAGGTAAGGAAGGCGAATGCGCTGGAGATGCTGACGATGGATGAGCAGCGCTTTGAGGATGAGAAGGAGCGCTATGTGAAGAAGGTCAATGAGGAGGCGAAGCGCCGACTGATTGATATGTCGGGCGATAGTGTGAATGATGCGTTGTCGGGGTATGACGATGAGTATACTGCGACTGGCAAGGCGATAAGGGAGGCTCGGAAGGGACGCGATGCGGAGCGAGTAGAGCGGATATTGTCGTCGAGGGCCGGAGAGCGCTATAAGCTGTATGACGGTATGAAGGGCTATCTGAATAAGATGATAGGATGGTGGCTCGGGGCGTCGACGCCTGAGCAAGCGGCGGCTACAGCTGCGGCGATAGTGGAGTATAAGCAGAGGGTAGCAGAGGCGTTGTCGAAGCCTGAGGGTGAAGGTGCGGTTGAGGCTATACAACGAGCGCAGCAGATATATCTTGGGCTTGAGAAAGAGTATGAGTAGTAGAGCAATAGTTAAAGATGAAGAGTTGGGGGCGGAGTATATCTTTGCCCTCAACTATATAACCCGAGAAGAGATATGATGATGGTATTGCATAGCATGGCTCGAGTAGGCTGTTGCCGAGACGAGGAGGAGATTGACAGTGTAAAGAAGTCGAAGGTGACGGAGCGAGACGACCGTAGCAGGGCGTTGAAGATATTGTTGGAGGCGCAGTCGTATTATGATGCGAGATTTCGTCGTGATAGGGAGCGCAATAAGAGATATACTTATGGCGATCAATGGAGCGATGTGGTATGTGTCAACGGAAAGAAGATGCGCGAGGAGCAGTATATCATGGAGCAGGGAAACATACCGTTGAAGAATAATTTGATAAGGCGCTTGGTAAGGAAGGTTGTGGGTGTGTACCGCAGTCAGTCGACGGAGCCGACGTGTATGTCGCGAGACAGGGATGAGCAGCGCTATGGAGAGACTATGTCGACGTTGTTGCAATACAATATGCAGCTGAATTGCATGAATGAGATGTATGCAAGGACGATGGAGGAGTTTCTGATATCGGGATTTATAGTGCACCGCAAGCATTATGGATGGATGCGCGGTAAGCTGGACTGTTGGACGGACTATGTGCAGCCCAACAATTTCTTCATAGATACGAATATGAGGGATTTCAGGGGCTGGGACTGTACGTGTGTTGGAGAGATACATGATGTGGACTTCAAGACGTTGGCGTCGATGTTTGCGACGACGCCGCAGGAGCATGCGCGATTGGCGGGGATATATAGTGTGGCGAATGATAAGAATGCGCTAAGACAGGCGTGGAAGGATTTCGGCTATACGAATGCGTTGACGTCGGAGATGGATTTTTTGTCGCCTATGGACTCGACGCGATGTAGGATGATAGAGGTATGGCGCAAGGAGAATAAGCCTCGCTATCGCTGTCATGATTGGAATAGCGGGGAGATATTTAGGTGTGATGCGGAGGACTATCAGAAGATGGTTGTAGAGGAGAATGAGCGACGTTTAGCGCAAGGTATGGCTGTAGGTATGGCGGCGGATGATATACCAATGATAGAGGCGCAATGGTTTGTGGACTCGTATTGGTATTACTATATGTTGACTCCGCAGGGTGATATACTTGACGAGGGTGAGTCGCCGTATGACCATGGGAGTCACCCATATGTGTTTAAGGCTTATCCGTATATAGATGGGGAGATACACAGTTTTGTGAGTGATATAATAGACCAGCAGCGCTACACCAATAGGTTGATAACGTTGTATGATTGGATAATGAGGGCGAGTGCGAAGGGTGTGTTGTTGATACCTGAGGATTGCTTGCCTAAGGGGACTTCGCCTGAGGAGTTTGCGGAGACGTGGAGCAAGTTTAACGGTGTGATATTGTATAAGCCGAGTGCGAAGCATGGGAATATACCTCAACAGATAGCGGCGAACTCGACGAATATAGGTATCAATGAGTTGCTGAATTTGCAGTTGAAGTTTTTTGAGGATATATCGGGTGTGCAAGGGGCTCTGTTGGGCAAGCCCGGATATTCGGGTATGTCGGCGGCGTTGTATTCTCAGCAGACGCAGAACTCGACGACTTCGTTGCTGGATTTGCTTGACAGTTTTGGGGAGTTTGTGAAGGAGGCTGCGAATAAGGATATGAAGAACATACAGCAGTATTACACTGAGAAGCAGGTGCAAGATATTGTAGGACGGACTGCGACAATCACCGTTGAGGACTATGATAAGCTCAGGGATGTAGATTTTGACTTGAGTGTTGTGCCGAGCACTGCGACACCGGCCTACAGAGCAATGGCGAATGAGTTTTTGATGGAGATATGGAAGGCGGGACAGATAACGCTGCAACAGATGTTGGAGACCGGTCAATTTCCGTTTGCTGACGAGCTATTGCAGTCGTTGCAGTCGCAACAGGCGCAAGCGCAGCAAGGGGAAGCGCCTGATGGGATTGCGCCTGAGTTGCAGCAGCAAGTGCAGCAGGGAGCAAATATGAAGGCAGTGAATGAGCTGAGCAGAGCGATGCGTGGTTAGAACGAGGCCAGTGAGACGGCTTTGTGGGAAGAGACGCGACGGAAGAGTTGGTTGTCGGCGGTGACGACTGACGGTAGCGGCATCTCATTGAAACATATATGTAGCCCAATGGCGCGGGTCATCAGAAGGTCGTCGTGTTCGCCTATGATAGCACCGTAAGCGCCGTTGGGCTTACGTTCGTAGGCGAGGAGTTCACCGAGGACTCGTTCGTCGGCTTCGACGTAGGCGTGTTGTCGGACGACTTTGATGAGGTTTGAGATGATGATTGGTTTGGTGTTGACGTTGGTGTGGAATCCGTATTTTCGCGGGAGACCTTGTCGGATGTCTTCGTCGGACTGACGGCGAGCGTAGAGGTTTGGGTAAACGTCGCGTATTTGGTTGAGAATGAATAGGGATTGGTCGCCGCCTTCGATGTGGCGTTCGCGGTCGTGGGTTTCGATGGTGTTGCTTTCGATGACGAGGAGTGAGTTGTCGTAGAAGGCGGCGATTTGTGCTGCTTTCCAGGCGAGGAGGTCGATGTCGATGTGCCCACGCCACTGAGCGACGACGGAGGGTTTGTCGCCGTCCATCATTGCGATGCGGTCGAAAACGACGATGACAGACCAGTCGGCTTTGGCTGTGCGACCGCCGACGTCGACAACGGTGAGGTAGCGGTCGGCGATAGTTTCTGAGGGGTTGTCGTCGATGTCGGGCAATGCCCAAACCCAAAGGATGCCTTGGCTATCTTGAGAGAAGCGGAGGTCTTGGAGGGCGTCGGGGCCTGAGTCGGCGCGAGCGTAGATGTCGCCAATATAGAGGGGAGGGCGACAGGCGGGGCGGAAGGCTTCGACTTGGTATTTATCGAATACGCAAGCGCCGGAGTTGACGAAGGCTTCGATGTCGTCGGAGGGGCATTCGGCGGCCATGGAACCGTGTTCGGTATGCTTGGCACGTTCGACGATGTACCAATTGATGCCTTCTAAGGTAGCGCCGATAGACCATAGCCACCAGAGGTATCGACCGGGCTCTTCGCGGTTGGAGGGGGCGTTGGCGTTGAGGCGGTTGTCCCAAAGGGATTGGGCGAAGGTACGGCGTGCGTTGTCGTCGGGGAATGGGATGACGTTCCAGTCGATGTCGAACCAAGGGACGAATAGGTGGCGGAATTGTGAGTGAGGGTTGTCGCGAGCGTCGACGTATTCTTTGTGGAAGAAGTTGCCGTGGCCGTTGGCGGTGGATTCGTAGACAATCATTGTGCCGGGGACGTTGAGGACGCCACCGCAAGCGGAGCGGACGATGTCGGCGGGTTTTTTGCCTTCGGTTTCTTTCCAGATGCCGACTTCGGAGAGGTGGACGAGGGCGTAGTCGCCGCCACGGCATGAGTCGGGACGTTCGGCGGTGCCGATTTTGATTTTGCAGTTGCGCTGAGGTATGCGGAATATGGAGCCTGACTTACCGACGCCTACCATTTTGGGCTCGTTGTCGGTGAATTTTTCACCGATGTTGTGGAGCATGGCGGTGGGATAGTTTTTGACCATACGGTCGAACATGTCTTTGATTTCGTCGGAGCCTGAGCCTTGATGGGCGATGATGAGGGAGTTGAGGCCGAGACGTTGAGTCAGTTGCAGCCAAGCCATATATAGCTGGGATGTGGTTGAGCCGCCCCACTGACGAGCTTTGAGAAGGACGAGGCGAATGGGGCGATTGCTGAGGCGGGAGTCTTCGAGGACGGAGACGAATTTGCGTTGTGGGTATGTAAGTCGGAATAGGATTTCGGGGTCGCCTGTGAGGGATTTGTTTTTGATGTAGGCGAAGACGGCGGCCCAAAAGGGGAAGTCGAAGCGACAACGCAGGCGGGTAAATTGGTCGATGACGCGCAGGCGGGTATCGTCGTCGGGGGTAACGCCGAGTTCGGCTGATATGAAGGAGTTGAGGGAGCCGTGGTGTCGAAGGAGTTTGACCATAGGTATGGCGAGCATAGGACGAGGAATATATTGTTGTGGTATGGGGAAGTCGGGCAGATGTAGGAGTGTGCGCTCCCCTATTGAGCCTTGTCCGGTGACGGGGTTGAATGGGGCGTGGATAATATTGTTGCGTCGGAGATTTTCGCTAAGAATATCATCGACGGATTTTGGTGTGTTGTTGGAATTTTTCAAAGTAGAGTTTTTTTGTTTTGTGAATGAGAATCATGGCGGAGCGAGGGTGCATATAGAATTTAGGCGCCGGGGAGTTGACGACGGAGTCGACGAGGTCGACTAAAGGGTCGTTGGGGCGGACACGCCGCAGATCGAGAACACGGCGGAAGATTTCGTTGAACATTTCGACTTTGGTTGGGCGGAGGACGTGAGGTAGAGGTCGGTTGGCCAACATGGCGGAGATAACTTCTGTAGCACGTTCGCGAGAGACCCAGAAGCGGGGCGCCGGGGAGTTGACGACGGCGGTGGCGATGTCGAAAGCTCGAATAACTTTGGCTTTAGATAGGTGATAGCGATAAGCGCGAAGGAGTTCGTCGTTGCGTTCAGCAGTAAATTCAAGGATGCAGCCGTTGTATTTCATCATGCAGATAATTAAGGTATTAGCTACATAAAAATAGTAAATAAGGTTGGCAAAACTTAAAGGTGGAGAGCGGTTGGGCGCTATTACCTTTGTGAGAAACAGTAACAATATAATAGGGAGAGTACAGATATGGCTGAACAACAAGAGGTTAAGAGTAAGCGAGACTTGGTAGGCAGCAGATTGAAGGAGAAATATCCGGAGAAGGAGTATGCCGATGATGAGGCGTTGTTTGGACAAATTAACGACGATTACGACGATTACGACAAACGATTGAAGGGCTATCAGGAGAATGAGAAGAAGCTGACGGGAATGTTTAATCGCTATCCGCATAGTGCTCGTTTCATCTCTGATATGGCTAACGGCAAGAATCCGTGGGTGTCGATGGTAGAGCAGTTGGGTATTGACGGCATTACCGATGTGTTTGAGAATCCTGAATATAAGGAGGAGTTGGCGAAGGCGCAAGAGTCATATATGGAGCGCATGACCAAGAATGACGAGCTTGAGAAGCAATACAAAGATAATTTGGCGCAGACGTTAAAGATGTTGTCGGCGGAGCAAGAGAAGCGCGGTTTGAGCGATGAGCAGGTAGACCAAGCAGTAGACTTGCTGATGGCGATAGCTAACGATGGTATTGTAGGCAAGGTGACTGCCGAGAGCTTTGACATGGCGTTGAAGGCGATAGGTCACGACGTAGATGTAGAAGCGGCACGCAGCGAAGGCGAGATTGGCGGACGCAATGCGAAGATAACCGAGAAGTTGCGCAAGAGCAAGAGCGGAGACGGTGTGCCGATGGTGGCCGGAGGTAATAATACGCCGAAGGCTCAGACGTCGAGCATATTTGACTTAGCGGATGAGGCGAGCTGATGGCAGAGGAGGAGCATATAAAGTTTCCGACTGAACGGCCAAGGCCAACGACCGGGAGTGTGTCGGCAGCGACGCAGCTACCGGGGATGGCGACGATGGTAAGCAGTATGGCAATAGCGACGGGAGGCATCAAGCCCGGAGGTATGATAGAGACTGATAGATAGAAGAAATAACCCATAAAAAAGAGTAGAAATGGCAAGTGAAAATGTGAATGTGGGCACCGGCGTAGCGTCGGCCCCCGTTGCGGGCAGTGCGGGATTGAGTACACAATTGCCCGGCAATTCAACAACCGTGAGTGCGGCAGCCAATGCGACAGGTGGCGTGGCACCCGGCAATTTTATTGAAGCGGATATTGATGAGCGTATTTTTCGCTATCAAAGCGAAGATACCGCCCTAATGTCTTTGATGTTGAAAGCGAAACGAGTGCCTGTTCAATCGCCCGAAGTGGAGCACTTCATGATTGACGAGCAACGTTCGACCTTCAGCACCACAGCGGCTGTGGCAGAGGGCACGAGCAACTTCTTTGTACTGCCGTTAGCAGCGAAAGACCAAAACATTCCTCGCGATTATCACACATTATTGATTAAAGGCGTGGACGGTTATAGCGAAGATGGTCAGACCAAGACTCCAGGCAAAGACCTGCAAGTGTTTGTTACAGGCCGAGACACCACTACCGGCAATCCCGTAGTGAGAGCGGTGAACGGCCCAAAATCGTCGGCTACCGACACCTTCTGCACTACTCCGGCAATTCCGGCAGGCACAAAGGTGAAACTATTGGCGAATGCGTTGTATGAAACACAGAAAGAGGTTGACCCCGATTTGATTGTGCCTCAACCTTCGATTGTGTACCTACAAAAACGCGGTATGAATCAGGTGGTGTCGGACTACTTCGATGCGCAACGCAAACATGTGCCCTTCTCGAGCGCAATTGTAGCCGAGCAAAGCATTTTGAATTTCAAACGTGCCGGCAACCGAACCTTGTGGGCCGGTCGCAAAGGTAAATTCCCAGTGCGTGTGCCCAAACTCGGTGAACAAATGGTATATTGTACTGAAGGCATCCGCTGGCAGTTCAAACGTGAATTGCAACAATCGGGCGCATGGACAATCGAAAAGCTCATTGCGTTGGCAAAAATGTATTACACCGGAGAGGATGTGCCTAAATCGGCAATCTTGTTGGCCGGCAAAAACCTTTTGGAAAGTCTGCAATGCATCGATTTCTCGAAACACCCCGAAATACAGATTATCTCGACAACCAATACATTGGGATGGTCGGTGACACGTATTCACACTGTGTTTGGAGACATCGACATCAAACGTGAGCCTACCCTTGACACACTTGGTTGGAGCAATAGCGGTGCGCTCATCGGCGAAGACCGATTGGTACACTACACTTATTCATCTCAACATGAGTTCAGCGACCGTGTTGAGGGCGAAGAAGCTACGCGCAAAGGTATCGTGATTTGGGATGGCTTGGCGCTGAAAGGTTCATGCCATATATGGATTGACGGCGAAGGCGAGACTGCTAATTCGGGCAGCACAACCTATACAATTGTAGAGGGCGCTGAGGCACCTGCGTCGCCTGTAGTAGGTCAGGTTTACTATCTGTTGGTAGATAACCCCGGCATTGCAGAATCGGCAAAAGCGGGTCAGATGTGGCAATACACAGACAACGGTTATGTAGAATATGCTGGCGAAATCACTGTGGCATAGGCAGGAGATGTAGGAATATACGTGGTTTAGGGCGGGAGCGAAGCGAGCGAGCTGCGCCTCTCGCCCTAATTATTACAAAAAGGATGAACTATGGAAACAAAGACGTATGGGGTAGCCGGGCTTATGGACTGGCAAGCCGAGATACCCGTCGGCAAGGCAAAGATGAAGGTGCATTTTACCGGAGGCACTATGACGCAATATGGAGTGTCGCCGGCTGAATATACGACAGACAGCAAACTGGTGCAGAGCATTATTGAGCGAAGCAGCTACTATAAGGACGGTCGCATTAAGCTAATGCGAGTCACCGGTGAGCCTGAGCCTACGAAAGTAGAGGTGACAGAGACTGTGGCGGAGGAACCTGCGGCAGAGGCTGAAGAGGCGGATGTGACAGAGACTGAGGAGGATGTGGAGCCTACAAAGGTGGAGGTGACATGTTTGACTGACGCTCAGGTATATCTGAAGGAGCACTTCGGCATATCGTCGACTAAGGCGCGAAGCAAGGCAGCAGCGCAGCAGTTGGCGCAACAAAACGGAGTTGTGTTTGTAGGACTTGACTAAGGAGATGAGATGATATACACTGTAGGACAGATAGCGCGAGATGTGAGGGTTGCCTTGGACATGAACAACAGCAGTGCTGCATTGGTAGACGAGGGCGACATAGACACGCTTGGCGTGGAAGAGATAATAGCGTCGAAGATAGAGGATGCAGCGAAGCGAGTGGAGAATGATGCGCCGTCGTTTATGTTGGAGGGCGGACACACGTTTGGCGACAGCTTGTATTGGAACGGCGACGGTAGCGGATGGACTCTGTTGCCTGAGGACTTCATGCGATTGATAATGTTTAGGATGACGGATTGGGAGCGGCCCATATATCATGCGATAACGGAGGATGACGAGCAGTATCAATTGCAGAGCAGTAGGTTTAAGGGTATCAGAGGCACGACGCAGAAGCCGGTGTGTGCCGTAGTGGTGAGACCTGAGGGGCTTGTGCTGGAGTTTTACAGTTGTAAGGATGAGACGGCGGAGGTAGAGCAAGCATTGTATCAGCCGATGCCGAAGATAGATAAGGATGGCGGTATAGACATAGCGGAGAGGTGTTATCGAGCTGTGGTATATATGACGGCTGCGTTAGTATTAATGGCGCTTGGCGAGAGCGAGAAGGCTCAAACGATGGCCGAGTTGTCGAAGGCTGAGATAGGACAATGATGAAGGGACAAAAGATAGACGGAGATGTGGCGATAGGCCGCAATGTGACAGCCGGGGGCGATATGCGCTTGGCGGGTTCGGCGACGATAGGACATTCACTGAATGTGAAGGGGTGGTTGGATGCGCCGAATGTGAAGACGGCGATGAAGGGGCTGTATGCGACTGAGGAGTTGCTTGCGCAGGCCTATCCGAAGCCTCAACGAGGATGGTATGCGTTGGTAGGGCGAGAGTCGCCGGCGACGTTGTATGTGGTGAGGGACGGAGCTTGGGTGGCTGCGAACCCTGATGAGGGGGATGCGGAGCACGAGGGCGAGGGCCGCACTGCAAAGGTGGAGCTGTCGGGGGAGGTGTATGCCGACCTGACGGATGTGACCAAGAGTGTTGAGGATATTATCGAGGTTGTAGGGCTTGAGGAGCAAGAGGATGGCGAGGCCCATTCGACGGTGATTGACGAGATTAAGGCGCAGTTGACTGAGCATGGCGAGTCGATTGAGAAGAATGCGACTGAGGTGTCGAAGCGTGTGACCTATGAGGAGCTGAATGTTCGCTTGGAGGATTGTGCCGACGCGGATAAAGATTTGCAGAAGCAGATAGATGCGCAGGTGGCGAGTTGCATGGATAGAACCACTGACGAGGCCGGTGTGAGAGCCGAGGCGGATAAGAAGCTTCAGGCGGCGATTGAGGCTGAGGCTGCGGAGCGTAAGGGGGCCATGACGTCGCTGCAAGAGGCGATGGAGGAGGCTGACGATAATACGCTGGCTGAGGCTGTGGCGCAAGCTATTGGCAAGGTCGGGGTGTTGGAGATGGGCGAGATTGCGCCTTCGTTGGCGTCGATAACGGTGGTGCAGGAGCCTGTGTATGTTTCGTCGTTGAATTTGTTTTATATGAAGGAGACGGCGGAGAGTGAGCCGATGTTGGTTGGGGAATATAATGCTGAGGATAAGCCGCGAGCGAATGTGTTGTATCGTCTGGGCGGGGACTTGTATCACGTTGGTGACGACTCGAAGTTGAAGAAGCTCGGCGACACGCAGGAGATAAGCGAGGCGTTGACGGAGGCTGTGGAGGAGTTGAACAAGGGGTTGATACCTGAGTTTGATGCTATCGAGCATGCTACGGCGTCGGGGATGAGAGTGTTTCGCTCGGGGGCGTTCTATGAGGCTGCGTTGAATTTTGGTGACGGTGGAGTGGCAGTGGCTACGAAGCCGGTGACGTCGTCGGGTTCGGCTGATGGGGCTGAGGATGTGACGGTGTCGGAGGACGATGCGGAGGCAGAGACGACGCAGGCGACGGAGTATGATGGGGACATGATACAGGTGATGACGGCGGGGCCTACTGCGCCTTCGATATATCTTGACCTATACGAATACTCGTTGCTTGGCGAGCCTTACAATTATGTTGATGATGATGGAGAGGCTGTGGCGTATGCCGACCGATTATATCGGAATGGTACGTCGTTGTATGTTGTTGTTGGTGGAGCGTTGGTTGAGGTGTTTGACAGCTCGGTGCTGACGACTGCGAATGAGGCGAAGGCTACGGCTGAGAAGGGTGTGGCGTTGGCTGAGGCTGCGCAAGCGTCGGCAGACAAGGCTCAGGAGACGGCAACGGCTAACGGGGTGGCGTTGGCGATAGTGCAGCAGAATATGCTGACTACGGCGGATGCTGCGGCTACGTATGCGACGCAGAAGGCGTTGGCGGAGGCTGTGGATGCGCAGACGAAGGATTTGAAGGATGTGCATGGCGAGATTAATGATGCGTTGGCTACGGAGACATCGGAGCGTAAGGCGGCGGATGCTGAGGTTATGGAGGCGTTGGCCCTCAAGCAA